GTTCGCACCTATAATGTAGTAAACTTATTAAAGAGAAAAAGCAATGGACCTAATTCCTCCATCTAAATGTGTTATTTTAAAAACACAGTCAAAAGGCTGGGGCGTTTTTGCTATTGAGCCTATAAAAGAAGGTGAAATAATAGAAGAATGCCCTGTAATAATTGTATACGATAGAAACGATACAAGATTAGACCTGCTGGCTGATTATAGATTTAATTACCCTGCAGGCAGTGGAGCTGACGATTGGCAGTATCAAGTACTTCCAGCAGGTTTTGGTTGCATATATAATCATTCAGATAATAATAATGCGTACTGGACTAATCATCCTACTAAAGACTTGGTATTTGTTTATGTTGCGGCAAAAGATATACCACAGGGAACAGAAGTCTGTACGTACTATGGCCCCCAGAATTACTGGGATAGCTATGGTAGAGATAAAGTGGAGAAGCTATAATGAACAGAGAAGAAATTTTCGAGACACTAAAAGTCGACGAGGGAGTCAAGTATGAAATATATGCAGACCATCTCGGTTATCACACCTTTGGTGTGGGACACTTGGTCACCAACGACGACCCTGAATGGGGTGAACCGTTCGGCACCAAGATCTCCGAGGAGAGAGTATGGGAATGCTTCGAAAAAGACCTCGACACCTCAATCAGTGAGTGTCATGTGTTATACGGCAAAGGGGTCTTTGATGAATTTCCCGAGACCGTCAAGCAGGTCGTGGTTAATATGATGTTTAACATGGGCAGACCTAGGTTGTCTAAGTTCAAGAAATTCAATGCAGCACTCCTTGCTAATAATTGGAAGGAAGCAGCAGTTGAGGGACGCGACTCACGATGGCATAAGCAAGTAACGAACCGAGCAGAAAGGCTCATGGTACGTTTAGAGCAAATGTAATGCCCTGGCTTATCCTAGTCTTCTTAATGGCTGCAGGAGGTGGATATGCGTATCATACTGCAACTGTCGCTAAACTGGAGAGTGCTGTTGTTCAGCTTGAAGCTAACAATCGTACTTTAAAAGAGAATCAAGTCCAGATGGAATTAGCAGTACAAACTGCACAAGCATCACTCAAAACTGCTGAAGATAACGCTAAGAAATCAGAAGCCGCAATGTCAAGTCTCACCGCAAAAAATATGCAGCTACAAAGAGACAAAGATAATGCAATGAAGATATTCAAAGATCATAACCTCACGAGACTTGCGAGAGCAAAACCTGGCATGATTGAGAAACGCGCGAATGCAAAAACTGCAAAAGTATTTAGGGAGCTAGAGAATGATACAAAAGAACTTATGGACGCTGATGACAGCGAGCCTGCTTCTTCAGGGGTGCCAGTGGCTTCCGAAGTTTCCGGCGGCTCCAATACCTCCGGAACCACAGATAATAACGGTAACTGAGAAAGTACCTCTTCGGATTTACCAGCCACCGTTACCTGCGGAGATTGATTTACTTGATGTAAACTTTTTCGTAATTACGGAGGAGAATCTTGATGAGCAAGTAAAAACTATCGAGAAGATGTTAGACGGGCAGTTTGTAGTGTTTGCCCTTACCCCCGACGGGTATGAGAAGATGGCAGAGAACTTTCAAGAAGTTCGTAGGTACGTTAGACAACAAAAAGAGCTAATCATTTATTATAGAGAAGCAACCACGGAGTCTGAAGGTACTAGTGCTAAAGACTGGATGGAGAGTAATGAACCCTGAGATTATACCGGGCAGTGGGACTCATATAGTTAAATTTAAACATTGGAAAACAGGAGAAATTTTAGAGGTGAAAGGAGAAATCCCAACAACATTAAATAATCCTAAATCTGATAGGATAGTAATATTAAACAGTAAAGGCTGGTACGAGGATATAATTAAAAATACTATTGTGAGCGTCTGTAGATGCCCATAGAGAAATATACAGTAGTATTTTATACAATATCCCACAAGCCTGAAGAAAGCGAGTATAATACGGACGAATACAGCAGAGCGCTCTATGTTGCAAATAGAAAAGCTGAAGAAGGATTCTTACCTGTATATATTGTAGACAACGAACTTGAAGAGGTAGTATTGGACGTATGAGACAGACAGAATTAAATTTAGGTGCAGAACTAAAATCTCCCTATAACGGAAAATTTTGGTGTTGGTACAGGCAGGAGTTTTTTACTTGGCCTGAATATATATCTTGGTTTAAAAATAAAGGACTTTGATGGACTTGAGTAAGCTAAATAAATTAGTAATCACAATGGAAGAGTGTGGGGAATTGATTCGCGCCTGTTCAAAAGTAATGAGACACGGAGTAGATGATCCCAAATATCTACAAAACTTGCAGGAAGAAATGGCAGATGTAAAGGCTATGATAACGATTATTGGAAAAGCATATGATCTGGATCCTAGCAAAACAGAAGATTACGTGCAAAAAAGACTCACAAAAATGAGTACTCCAGGGTATGAATGAGTAAATAGTTCTTGACAAATATCTCTTTTTTAAGTATAATACTCCCATGAATATATTTGTACTAGATGAAAATATCGATTTGTGTGCTCAATACCATATTGATGCGCACTCAGGTAAAATGCAGTTAGAGGCTGCACAAATGCTATGTACAAATCATTGGGTGGATAAGTATCTAGGTTATGTACCTAGAAAACTAACTTCGGAAGAGTGGGGTATACTTAAAGAAGCCAAGAAAAATACAGACAGGGACTTTCCCTATCTGCCTACTATGTACAACCACCCTTGTACTATCTGGGCTCGTGAGTCACAACAAAACTATGAATGGCTATTCTGCTATTCACACGCTCTCAACCAAGAACATATATACAGAGGTGGAGCAAATCACAAATCTTTTTCAGAAGTTATCAGTAAACTGCCAGACATGGATCACTTACCTAGCACAGGGCTTACTCCCTTTGCGCAAGCTATGCCAGAAGAACTAAAAAGCAATAATGCAGTAGAGTCTTATCGTATGTTTTATATGAAAGATAAAGCAGCTATTGGTAAAGGTGCTAACTGGAAAGTTCGCGGTAAACCTTACTGGTGGAGCGAAGAGATAGCAGATTATGATAATAGAATATCAGGACAGAAATGAAAAAGAATGTAATTGACTGGGCAGGAGAAGCTAGAGGAACGGCAGATGTTGTGTTTACTAGGCTTTGTAACTTAGAAAGAAGCCGTGTCAATACGGAGACAAACCTAAGTGATATATGGAACTCTAGGATGCTAAGTACTCTATACACTCATCATATGAGTGTAGAAGATTGTGTTATGTGCTTGGTATACAAAGCTGAGACCGAAGATAAAAAATTAGTAGATATACTAGAAGAAATATTAATAAATAGACGAGAAAAGGTGCTTAAAAATGACAATACGTGAATGTCTCACTAACGAAGCTATAGATAAGTTCATGCTCGAAGAACTTGATAATGCTTTAGAGAACGCATTAGATCAAAAAGCCCCTAAACATTGGGAAGACGATTCTTTGATAAGATCACTTCATGTTGTAAGAGCATTTTACAGTGTGCCAGGAACTTATATGGAAGGTGCATACGATGGATACGATGGCTAATCTGGAAGGTATTAAAGAAAAATTTCAAGATAGCACTATGTCTAAGGCTGGACGTCTTGCAATGGAGCTGAATGCTGAAAAGAAACGTCTCAAGCATGAGATGGAAGAACTACAAGCTCAAGTAGACGACATGACACCAGTCACACCTACAGGTACTGTTGATAGCTATGTAAAGTGGGTGGCAACTATAACAGGAGTAGCTGGTGTATTTCTTATGAGTGCAGGCTTTGGAATTGAAGGAGAGTTCGCATACCTTGTAGCAGCGTGTAGCTGGGTCTTTGTAGGCAGTGTTTGGAATGATAAAGCAATTATGATAGGCAGTGCCATAAGTGGTACCGCTGTATTAATGAATATATTAACCCAGTATGTATTGTAGAAACTGTGGGGAGGATATGAGTGGAGATGGGTACACACTACCTTTCCATTGTATAAATGTTAGTGAAGAGGACTGGTGGTATAGTCCACCAGATTCTGGGCCTTACTATTGCGACGGAGATGAAGAATGAGTTAGTATGGCAAAAAACAAACAAGAAGCATTAGCAGATTTAAACAAGCGATATAATAAAACTTTATCGCTTTTACAAGATAAAAAGGAATCAAAGATGAAAGCAGTTGAAGGACGTACAGATAGTGTAAACATCGTATTCTGTGACAATGGAGTATATATTGAGTATGATGATAAAGATAACAATTGGAAGCATCACAAAAGAGTTTTTACTCAACTTGAAGATGCTCTAGAGGCCGTTAGTTGGCTATGGAAGCCTGAAGACGAGGAGTGCTAATGACAACCGAAGTTAAGTTAGTAGGCATGACTATGCCGAGCGCAATTACAGGGTGTCATACAGCAAACGATCTTATAGCTTATGCAGCTCGTGTAAGCAACCCTGAAAATCAAAATAACACAAAAACTTCTTCTAAGCTTTTACGTTATTTGATTAAGGAAGGTCACTGGTCCCCGTTTGAGATGGTATCAGTAACTATGGAAATTAAGACAACCCGAGACATTTCTCGACAAATAATTCGCCATAGATCTTTCTCTTTTCAAGAGTTCTCACAGCGTTATGCTGTTAGTGAGAAATTTAGTGTAACTAGAGAAGCAAGAAAACAGCACCCTACAAATCGTCAGCTAAGTATGCAAGACGAAGATCCTGTAAAACAGAAAAAAGCTCAAGAAATTTTTAGTGAAATGCAGGCAGAAGTTGCAAGAGTAGCAAAAGATCATTATGAAATGGCATTAAATAGCGGTATTGCAAAAGAACAAGCCAGAGCTTTATTGCCAGAGGGACTCACTCAAACTACCCTATATATGGCAGGAACTCTAAGAAGTTGGGTTCATTTTTGCGAGCTGAGGCGGGGTCATGGCACACAAAAAGAACACATGGAAGTAGCAGATCAGTGCTGGGATATTCTTGGTGTACATTTTGCTGACGTTGTAAAAGCTATGGAAGAAGTAAGTGAGTAATTTAATTATTATATCACAATTCTGGGAGCAGGATAGACGGGCAGTAGTATATAAATCTATTTTAAAACCGGACTATTATGTATCTTTATTTCAAAATGATGAGCTATCAGCAGAAGTACAGTGCCATAATAAAGGCATGAATTATGCTGAAGATATTGCAGAAAATTGGGTAACAAGGAGCTAATATGGTAAGAGGAATTAAGAGAAGAGATTATGAAAAACTTTCGTCGTCTAATATAAGGCATGTTATATCGCTTCTCGAAGATGAAATTAAACCTATATCAAAAAAAGAAGCATGTTCTATTTTAAATATCGCATATAATACTACTAGACTTAGTAAGATTATTGATGACTTTAAAGACACACTAGAATTTGTTTCTAGAAGGAAAGCTCAGAACAAGGGAAAGGCAGCAACGCGTGGTGAGATACAACAAGTAATAACGGAGTATCTACAGGGAGACAACATATCAACTATAGCAAAAAGTTTATATAGGTCTACTGGTTTTGTAAAATCTATAATTACAAAAGCTGGAGTACCTCAAGTAGATAAGTCTACTTATTGCTACCTCCCGGATGAATGCGTTGCTGAAACTTTCTATACAGGACAAAGAGTATGGTCTGCTAAATATCAAGCACCCGCAATCATAAAAGATGAAATAAGTGTGGATTATCAAGCAGAAAAAGAAGGATATAACGATACTAACTACGAGAAGAAATACTTCTCTAAGTGCTATGCAATTTATGTATTTCAAGAGATCAAACAGGAAGTGCAAGAATTTTTTATAGGAACCTCTACCGGAGGTTTCAATGGGTATTCTCTAGCTTGTGAGTTAGGTAGCTTGGAACATTTAAAAGAGTATGGTGTGGATTTAACTAAACTATGAGAGATTATAGAGCGTGGCAAAGAGCACAAACAGAGTTAAATGCAGATGGCAATGAAGATAGAGGTAGAGAAGGTGAAGACGAAGCTGATACAAAAGCTCCGGGACATTTTAATAGTCGTAAGTTATCAGACGAAGAGTGGATCGAAATCCTTCAAGCTCTTAATGTCGAAGCTACTAAAGACTAGTATTGTATTTTTCCTGCTAAGTAGCTTTTCCCTACTAGAAAAAGCAGCTAATTTAAAAGGAAAATACCTCCTTTGGAAAAATAATTCTTGACAAATATTTATTTATTTATTATAATAGTATTTCAAAAATTGAGGAAGCAATGGGCGACCGATTCTACCGACAACAACTAGAGTTCCTGGGTACATGCCCAGGGTATTATGGCAAACCTAAAAGGACAAGACGCATGGCATGGGATGATGACAAGAAGGCAGAAGCAGTAAGTATGTATACTGAGTCTGATCCTTCTCCTGAAAATTCAATGGAAATTGTAAAAGAGTTCGAAGAAGAACTTAATGAGTCACCAAACGGTGTACGTATGATTCTGACAAAAGCAGGTGTATATGTAAAAAAGGCTCCTGCGACTGGCGCAACCAAATCTTCTGGCAGCAACGGTGGTAGTAGCCGAGTTTCAAAAGCAGCAGCTATTGAAAGCCTCTCGGCGGCTCTTACAGACGCAGGCCAAGAAGTAGATGAAGAGATTATCAGTAAACTTACGGGTAAAGCAGCAATGTACTTTGCTGGCATTATCTCTAACGTAAACAGCTAACTCTAATCTAACAAAAACTCCTCTTTCGAGAGGAGCTACTATAACCACGAGAAGGAAACTTCTCGTGGTTTAGTTCGTCTTACAGAAACAACCTTAGAGGTCAGAGACGTAAAAAATTTTACTTACCTGCAGTACTAAGGAGATATATGAGAAAAGAAGAACTAGCAGACACAGTAAAAGAGTATGGCGATGCAGTTATAACTTATAGGAGTGAAAACTCTAATAAGTTAAAATATAATGTATGTACGCTAGACTTTTCTACCCCCTACATTCAGGATAAAAAGAACAGAGCAAAAGAAACTAAGGACACCCTTTTATTATTTTGCTGGGACACTGACTCTTATAGACTCTTGAAACCTAGAAACGTAACTACTATTGTACCGCTTTCGGCCGTACTTAAAAACGGAGGTTAATATGGAGTTATATCAAGCTCCTGAAACATACGAAAGAGTTATACATTATGATACAGAAAAACAGATTCAAGTAAGGCTAGTAGTAAGTGAGTTTAGGGGTACTGAGTACCTTCACTTAAGAAAGTATTATTTAGATTTTACAGAGGAATGGAAGCCGAGTAATGAAGGAGTGTCTATGCCTTTATCGTTTGAAAATTCTAAAGAGCTCTTTTCAGGCTTAGTTGAGATTCTTTCTCTGGCAGAGAGTAAGAATATACTCGAAGAATACTTTTCTGATATTTTAGACGACATGTATCAAAAATAGTTCTTGACTTTTACTCGTTATTATACTATAATATTGTTTCTGTAATTGAGAGAACCCAGTGAAAGAATTTCTTGCACAATGTAATGAGTGTTACTATACAGGCAATCCGATTATTTCGGACGCTGAATTTGATATTCTATCGTTAAAGTATGGAAATACTGACGTCGGTCATACGGTAACTGACGGCACTGCACACTGGTTTCAAATGTACTCCTTACAGAAAGTATTTGATTTGTCAGTATATTCTGACTTAGAAAAATACGTCCGTACTCCAAAGTTAGATGGAGCCGCTGTCTCGTTACTATACGTTGGTGGTGAGCTTGTTCTGGGACTTACAAGGGGTGACGGAAAGTTGGGCAGAGATATTACAGATAAGGTTAAGCACCTCGCTCCCAATACTTTGGATAGTAAGAATATTATTCAAGTAACTGGAGAAGTTGTTTGTCCTTCAAATATCTCTAACGCAAGAAATCTTGCTTCCGGTTCCTTGAATCTCAAGGACGAAAGCGAGTTCCTAAGTAGGCCTCTGACATTTGTTGCTTACGGGTTACAGTCTGAACAAGATATGTTTTCTTACTTCACTGAAGGGTTAGCTTATCTTGAATCTCAAGGCTTTAATGTTGTAACAACTTTTAATGTGTCAGAGTACCCTACTGATGGAGAAGTCTTTAGGTTAGATAGTAATTATCTATTTAATAATGCGGGTTACACCTCACATCATCCTAGAGGCGCTTTTGCTCTCAAACAACAGCAAAAAGGTATAGTCACTACATTATTGGATGTGACTTGGCAGGTAGGCAAATCAGGGGTTGTTAGTCCTGTAGCGATACTAAATCCAATTAAAATTGGAGACGCTGTTGTTTCGAGGGCCACCTTGCATAATATGGAATATATAAATGCTCTGGAATTAGAGATAGGCTGTAATGTAGAGGTTATTCGTAGTGGCGAAATTATACCTCGTATTTTAAGGCGTGTATGATTCCTAAGACCTTGTAAAAAATAATTCTTGACAAAAACCCAAAATTTTCGTATAATATATTTTCATTTTCTGAGAGAACTAAATTGCTGACCCAGATTACAAGACCACAACATTGCCCTAGCTGCAATAGTATTCTTGAATGGCTCAGCCCTTTACTCTATTGCCGTAATTCTGATTGTGCTTCACAATCGAGCAAGAAAGTAGAACACTTTGCTAAAACTTTAAAAATTAAAGGATTAGGCCCGGCAGCAATCAAAAGATTAGATATTAGAGGAGTTGACGAAATCTACAGCTTCACGGAAGAAGAATTATGTGTAGGACTCGATTCCGATAAACTAGGATCTAAATTATTTGCAGAGATAGAAAACTCAAAAAATGCACCATTGAATACAGTTTTAGCGGGGTTCAGTATCCCTCTAATTGGTAAGACCGCAAGTGAAAAACTAAGCTCAGTATGTGATACTATATATGAAATCAATGAGCAAAGCTGCACTGAGGCAGGACTTGGCCCAAAATCTACTGAGAGTCTAACAACATGGTTAGATGAGGTATTTTACCCAACGCTAGAGGGCTCTTTGCCTTTTAGCTTAAAGTTTAATAAATCACCGCAGAGCTCTCAGGCTGGAATTGTATGTATAAGTGGAAAACTGAAGAGTTTTAAAACAAAAGCAGATGCTACAACTTGTTTAAAAGCCGCAGGCTTTGAAGTAAAGACTAGTGTTACAAAAGACGTAACACATTTAGTTAATGAAAGTGGTATAGAAACTGCAAAAACCGAAAAAGCCAGACTATCTGGCATAACAATAATTGAAAACTTAAAAAGTTTTTTAGAGGAATAATTTATGTCAACACTTCCTAAGTGGACCGATGAACGTACAGAAGAGCTAACTACATTTGTAGGCGATGAGTCTCCTGTATCTCAAGAGACTGTAGCTTCTGCTGCTGATCGTCTTGAAACCTCTACTCGATCTGTCTCTAGCAAATTGCGAAAGATGGGTTTTGATGTAGAACTTGCTTCAGCTCGTGGAGGCCGTGCCTTCAGCCCAGAGCAAGAAGCTACTTTGTCTTCTTTTGTCACCGACAATAGTAAGCAATATACTTATGCTCAAATCGCTGAGCATTTTGAAGGCGGTGCTTTTACTGCTAAGACTATTCAAGGCAAAATTTTGTCTATGGAATTGACTTCGCATGTAAAACCTGCTCCTAAGCCTGAGAGTGTACGAACGTACAACGATGAAGAAGAAGCCAAGTTTATTGCCATGGTAAACGACGGCGCTTTTGTAGAGCAAATTGCTGAAGCTTTAGGTCGTTCGGTAAACTCTGTACGAGGCAAGGCTCTTAGCCTTCTCCGCGCACAGTCTATCGATGCAATTCCTCGTCAGGAAACGACTAAAGGCGGATCAAAAGAAGATCCTCTTGCTGCTATCGAAACTGAACTGTCAGACATGACTGTTGAGGAGATTGCAGAACAAATCGGGAAAACACCTCGTGGTGTTAAAACCATGTTAACCCGACGAGGTCTTACTGCCTCAGACTATGATGGAGCTGCTAAGAAAGAAAAAGCTGCTGAATAAAACAACAGCGCTATCTTTCTAACTAGGGCAACCATGGTCTACGGATCATGGTTGCTTTTTCATACTCGGGGAATCTTTTGAATTTATCTAGTGCGTTGCTGAAACAAATAATTGAGTTACAGGACTTTGATACCTGGACTCAGTTGCGCAAGCACTATTTACCCTCCGAATACCAATCTTTATGGTCTGTCGTGCACAAGCATGTAGAGACCTATCACACCTTACCTACTTTCGAGGATCTAAACTATAGCATCCGCGATGGAGTTACTCGCGAAAAAATTCTAGCTATCTCTAGTGTAGAGGTAGAAGCAGATGCGGGTATGCTTCTAGAGTATCTAAAAAATGACTACGTACAAACAGAGGCTTTTTCTCAACTAGAAAAGTATATAGATCAGTCTATTGCTTTCGAGAGTGCCAGAGAGACTGTAGATCATTTACATGAACTCGTAATGGAATTAGAAGAGAAAGTAGAGTTAGAATCTCCAGAGGAGTCTATGCAAAGTATAGCTCTTTTTGAGTCTGACGAAGAAGTTGAAGGCTACCTCCCCCTCGGACTCAATACATTATATGATGAGAGTTTTATGTTTTCTCCCCGAGACTTAATTCTTATCGGTGGTCGTAGAGGGGGAGGTAAGTCTATTACGTGCGCTAATATCGCGAACAATGTTTACCAGTCAGGAAAAACTGCTATCTACTTCACAATTGAAATGGATAGTAAATCGACTTTACAGCGCTTGTGCGCTATAGCAACAGGAGTCCCACACTTAAGACTTCGCTCAAGAAACCTTAGTGTAGTTGAGTGGGAAAAGGTTGCCTCCTGGTGGGCTTCTCGTTTTACGGGAGGAGAAGCGTTGTACAAGTCTTATTTAGTCGACAGAGATTTTGATAATTTACATCATAAATTACGGACTACCTGCGAGTTAGACCCTGTATCTCAACTTGATATTGTATATGATCCTGCATTAACTCTATCTAAAATAAGATCAGAGTTAGATAAAAAAGTCAAGTCTTCTTTAGATGTTGGCGTAATTATAGTTGACTATATAAATCAAGTTAAAAGGTCTAACATACCTAGTCGCATGGGACAGTATGACTGGACGGAACAGATTGAAGTGAGTAAGGCACTAAAGTCAATGGCACAAGAGTTCAATTCGCCCATAGTATCTCCTTATCAGATAGATAACAGTGGAGAGGCTAGATTTGCGAAAGGGATTCTTGATGCTGCTGATGCTGCTTTTACTTTGAATCCTTGGACAACCGAAGATCAATGCATTACTTTTGAGTGTTCAAAAATGAGAAGTGGTAGAATGGAAAATTTTACCTCATTTATGGACTGGGAAACTTTAAGGATTGGTCCTGAGACTGTTCTCAGCCCTAAAGAAGCGGATTCTAGTAAAACGGGTGAAGAAATCAACGATATATAATCATCTACCTGAAAATAGTTCTTGACAAATCTATAATTATCTGATATAATATATGCTTATTATCAGGAGGCTCTATGCCAATAATTAATGGTTCACTAAATCACACTTATAGTGGTAGAAGAAGAAAAGTAATCAGGAGACAGCATGCAAAACCGACTAAGTTTCAGGAGTACAAACCAAAAAAGACGTATGCAAGTGTTCGTTCAGAGGAGGCAAAATGCTACCCATCGTGCACTACTACTATCAAAGCGGCGGCAGGAACTAGAAAAGAGTCTTCCCAATACACCGGAACCTATATCATCGGAATAGCAACGATGCACAAGTCTAATGCTGTACCTGTAACTAATAAGGAATATGCTAAAGACATATCTAAAATGTCTAACTAAGGATTAAATGAAAAGAGCTTATAAAAAAATAGAATCTTTATTAGATGTTTTGCAAATTAATATGGAAGCAAATAATTACAAAGAAGCCGAAAAAGTATTCAATTATTTAGACATATACTTCTGTTTTATGAATGATGAGCAGAAAGACTATTATCAAGTAGCTAAAGATGCTATAGAAGAAGGGAGGCCCTGGATTATATGACAGTACAAGAGCTACTACAATCTAAAGGAATAGATTATCTTGCTAAGGGAAAAGACTTTCTTGTACGTTGTTTAAATCCCGAACATGACGATAGTAATCCATCTATGAGAGTGGATAGAACTACGGGCATATTTAATTGTTTTTCTTGTGGATACAAGGGAAACGTTTTTAGTTTGTATGGGGAAAAGGTAAGTCAGTTACAGCTAAAACGTGAACTACTCAAAAATAAGATTAACGAAAAGCGCGCAGACAGCGTTGGCCTATCTTTTCCCCTCTCTTACACGTCCTATACTGGGAACTGGAGAGGAATAAAGCCAGAAACATACAAAAAATTTGAAGCATTTCAACATCATGATAGAGAATACTTAGGAAGAATAGTTTTTCCTATAAGAGATTTAACTGGGAGAATAGTAGCATTTAATGGAAGACACACAACAAATGGCATACCAAAATATTATATTGCGCCGCCTAAGGCTAAGCTTCCTCTGTATCCTAGTGATGCTAATCCTATACGGAGTACCTGCTTATTAGTAGAGGGTATCTTTGATATGCTGAATCTTCATGATAAAGGTTTAAATAATGCTATATGTTGTTTTGGCACAAAAAATATATCAAAAGATAAATTAGGCATATTAAAACTTCGAGGAGTGCAAAGAGTAGATATATTTTTTGACGGAGATACTCCAGGACAAGCTGCAGCTTTAGAAGTAAAAGCTATGGCGGAAGAGATAGGTTTATATACTCGAAACATAAATCTTGAGGGACGAGATCCTGGAGACCTTTCAGAAGAACAAGTAGTAAACTTAAAAAACCAATTATATAATTAGGAGTACACATGAGCCCTAAGGTTGCTCTAATAGAAACCAAAACTTCAAGAACAGATTTTCGCTCAGAGTTTGACAATGCTTTTGAATTTGATCAGTATCAATTATGTTCCGATCCTACTATTAAAAAAGTATTAGTAAGAGATGTAGATATTAACATAGATATTGATTCTTATGACTGGGTTATCCTAGTAGGTTCTGATGCTTTAAAGTATTATACCAAAATTAATTCTGTGACGGAATATTCAGGAAGGAAAGTAGATAGTAAATTTCTTCCTGTAATAAACCCCTCTATGCTCGCCTTTAAGCCAGAAGCTAAACCTACTTGGGAAAACTCAAAAGCTAGTATTATTTCTTATATTAATGGTGAGATTAATGATGTAGTTATAGACGAGTCTATAGCTAGGGGAATACAAGATACCCAAGAGGCAAACGCATGGATTAAAGATGCTATTGAAAATGCCGAATATATTGCTCTTGACTCCGAAACTACTGGGTTGTATCCTAGAAATGGGCACATGTTAGGCATATCGATGTCTTACACGGGCCGTAGCGGGGTCTACATAGACACGGAGTGCTTTGACGAAACTACTGAAGACTTATTAAGAGAACTCTTTTCTACTAAAAAAGTAATCTTTCATAACGCCAAGTTTGATATGGCCTTTTTTGAGTATCATTTTGGCTTCGAGTTTCCCGACTTTGAAGATACTATGTTGCTTCATTATTTAATTGATGAGAACCCAGGAAATCACGGCCTCAAAACTCTATCACTTAAGTATACTCCCTTCGGTGATTATGAAAAACCAATGTATGATTGGATTGCAGAGTATAAGAAACAAACAGGGCATGACAACTCAAGTTTTACTTGGGACATGATTCCGTTTGATACAATGAAAACTTACGCAGCAATGGATGCTGTATGTACTCTACTTCTTTATGAAAAGTTTGTGAAGATTAAGCAAAACAGAAAGCTTAAGTGGGTATATGATAATATTCTTATACCTGGCTGCCGTTTTCTGCTGGACGTACAGGACAATGGCGTTCCTTTTGACTCTAAAAGACTATTGACCGCTCAATCTGTCCTTCAAGATGATATAGATCATGCTGTTAGTATTCTCTCTGAGAATGAAGCAGTAAGAAAGTTTGAGGCTATTAATGGAAAAGATTTTAATCCTAACTCTACAGTACAGCTAAGAAGCCTTCTTTTTGACTTCTTAGGGTTACAGCCAACCGGAAAGAAAACAGGAACAGGAGCAAACTCTACAGATGCGGAAGTACTGGAAAAACTTTCAGAAGAGTCGGATATACCCCGGCTCATACTTGATATACGGCAAAAGTCTAAAATCAAGAATACATATCTGGATAAGATCATTCCTCAGCTTGATCGGGATAAGCGACTTAGGACGAATTTTAATCTTCATAGCACTACTTCTGGGAGGTTATCTTCTAGCGGTAAGTTAAATATGCAACAACTTCCTCGGGATAATCCTACTGTTAAAGGATGTATTCGTGCCAAACCAGGAAACAAAATTGTAGCAATGGACTTAACTACTGCAGAAGTATACGTTGCAGCAGTTCTTGCAAAAGATACTGCCTTGATGGAGGTATTTAAGTCAGGCGGAAACTTTCATAGTACAATTGCTAAAACAGTATTTAAACTTTCGTGTAACGTAGAGGACGTTGCTGAAGTATATCCCACACAAAGACAAGCAGCTAAAGCAGTTACCTTTGGCATTATGTATGGAGCCGGGCCTGCTAAGATAAGTGAGCAAGTAACTAAAGATAGTGGTACATTTTTCTCAAAACATGAAGCAAGTGAAGTTATCACTGACTACTTTAAAACTTTTCACAAATTAAGGAATTGGATTGACAATAATCAGAAATTTATTGCGGATAATGGGTTTATCTACAGTTTTTTCGGCAGAAAAAGACGACTCCCTAATGTATCGTCTACCGATAAAGGTGTCCAGTCGCATAGCATTAGGTCTGGTCTCAATTTTTTGGTTCAGTCTGCTGCTAGCGATATCAACCTACTAGGTGCTATAGACATGAATCAGCACATCAAAACTTCCGGTATGAAGTCTAGAATCTTTGCTCTTGTGCATGACTCTATTCTTGCAGAAGTGCCCGAAGATGAAATTGATGTATACAAAGAGAATCTTCAACGTTATGTTCAGATGGACAGAGGGTTGAATATTCCAGGGTGTCCTATTGGATGCGACTTTGAGGTAGTACACGATGACTATTCTAATGGAAAATATGAAAAATTTATGGCGGAATACTATGGGCAAGTGGACTATGGACAAAACGCCTAGCTGTATGTGTATACCAGATAGACTAACTTACAACGGAAAAGTCATTGATAAAGCGTATTACATATCAGTCTATTCATTTAATAGAGTTTCCTATTTATCCGATAAGTAGCGACAACCTAGAGTGGACAGATGGATTAGTTTACCTTGATGGGGATATACTTGATGATACTAATCAGTCAGGAAAAACTTTAGGGCATAGAAGGTTACAAACTCCCTTCTTGGGTCTATATAGACTTAAGAGCATGGGTCGAGACTATTTAAGCTTATTTCACGGTAAAACAGGACAATATTATATAGATAATTTAGGGACTATTTTCTTTTACGAAAAGACTAAATTTGCTAAGATTATATCCAGAAAAATAAAAGACGTAGTGCTTAAAGATACTCATGTAGCTTTAAAAGTGCTTGCTGTAAATGCAATAGTAATAGTCCCTAGGAGTCCTAGAGCAGAGCATAAGTGGGCGAATATGATATACATAGATTCTTTGCCTTGGAAAATATACAGTTTTTCTGAAGAAAAACAGGCTTCAAAACGAGTTAAGATTTAGAGTATGGCACAAAAACGTAGAAAGACTTTAAGAGATACAAATTTATTATTAACACCCATAGACCCTTTAACAAGGAACCAAGTAAAAGCTTTTGAAAGCGAGAAGAATCTAGTACTGCATGGAGTTGCCGGTACAGGAAAAACGTTTATTTCCTGCTATCTTGCTTTCGATGATATAGATAAAAACTTATATCAACAATTAGTTATTATAAGAAGTGCCGTTCCTACTAGAGATATTGGATTTTTACCTGGAACCGAGAAAGAGAAGGCAGGAGTATACGAAGAACCTTATAAAAATATAGCTGTTGAATTATTTGACAGAGGAGATGCTTATGAGATTCTTAAACAAAAACAAATAATACATTTTATGACTACTTCCTTTATAAGGGGAATAACTTTAAAAGATTCCGTAGTTTTAATAGATGAATGTCAAAACATGACATTTCATGAGTTAGATTCTATCGTAACTCGAATGGGAGAAAACTGTAAAGTTATTTTGTGCGGGGATTTTAGACAAGCAGACTTATCTAGAAATGGGCTATCAGACATACTACGAATATTTAAAGCTATGGATAACTTTGATTTAATCGATTTTGAAATAGAAGATATTGTAAGAAGTGGCTTTGTAAAGCAATATATTATGGCAAAACATAAGCTAAGACTATAGTGAAAACTTTTTGGAAGATATGGCAATACTCTCTAGGAGGTTACTCTGATGATAAGACAGAGCCTTACGATAAATATATTACAATAGTACGAACTTTAATTGTGGGAGTAAATTTTATGACTTGTTTTTTTATAATGGCAAACGTGGTACATAACTGGTGATTGTTGGATTTACTGCTAGTACTTTTGATCTTCTTCATGCAGGACATTGTTCCATGCTTAGAGAGGCAAAGACTCAATGTGACTATTTGATCTGTGGCTTGCAAGTCGATCCTGGAGTAGATCGCTTAGAAAAAAATAGACCAGTACAAACATTACCAGAAAGGTATATACAACTGTCAGCAGTAAAATATGTTGATGAGATTATACCATACGAAACAGAAATTGATTTAAAGGATATTTTACAAACGCTTAATATTGATGTTCGTATTCTTGGCGATGAGTATCGTAACCTAGATTTTACTGGAAAGGGAGTATGTCAACAACGCGGAATTAAACTATATTTTAACAAACGAGATCATAGGTTTTCTACTACTGATTTGAGAAGAAGGATACGTAACAGCTAGTGAAAGCAGTACTCAGCGATAGAATTTATCTACAAGTCAACTCGGATCAGAAGAAAGAGATAGGCGAGGCTCTTACGTATGTAATCCCCGCAAGGATCCCAACGGATCGTCCCCAAGTCATAAAAAATATGAACAGAATACGGGACGATCTTATTAGTATACCTATTGGTAGGTCAGACCTTATACCTGAAGGTTTTGAGATAGTAGATAAAAGACACAAAGAACCTGCGGACTTCCCTGAATTTAGATTTCCTTTGAGAGATAGTCAAAAAGCAGTTTATGATGCATTAAATGATAACGCAATTATTAACGCCTGGGTAAGCTGGGGTAAAACTTTTACAGGATTAGCAATTGCAGGAAAACTTAAACAAAAAACGCTAGTCGTTACACATACAATTCCACTGAGAAATCAATGGGCAAAAGAAGTAGAGAAAGTATATGGCATACAACCAGGAATTATTGGCAGTGGTAAGTTTGATATTGATTCTCCTGTGGTCGTGGGGAACGTACAAACTCTTTACCGGAATTTGGAATCCGTATCAAAGCATTTCGGAACTATTATTTTGGATGAGATGCATCATGTCTCGTCTCCGACGTTTTCTAGGATTATAGATAAAAGCTATGCTCGATATAAGATAGGGCTCTCTGGTACACTTGAAAGAAAGGACGGCAAGCATGTAGTTTTTCGGGATTATTTTAGTAACACAGTTTTTAAACCGCCTGCAGAAAACTACATGATGCCTGAGATAGATATTTACAAAAGTCAAGTAAGATTTATGGACGGATCTAGAACACCTTGGGCGAATAGAGTCACAGCTCTCTGTAATAACGAGGAGTATAGACATTCAATCGCTTTAATGGCAGCTTCATACGCGGCTAGAGGGCATAAAGTTCTTGTAGTAAGCGATAGAGTACACTTCTTAAAAGCCTGCGCTGAATTAGTAGGGGATAAAGCAGTCTGTGTAACAGGAGACGTGGGACATGAAGATCGTGAAAATTTATTAGCTGATATAAGAAATAATAAAAAAGAAATACTGTTTGGAACTCAAGCAATATTCTCTGAAGGTATTTCTGTTAATAATCTTAGTTGTCTCATACTAGGCACTCCCATAAATAATGAACCGCTCCTGACTCAGCTCATAGGGCGCGTTATAAGGGAGGATAGTAATAAAAAGACCCCTAAAATTGTAGACACTCACCTATTAGGTAACACGGCCAAGCGGCAAGCCTCTAACAGGATGGGATACTACATTAAACAAGGTTGGAAAATTAACCAACTATAATAAAAATAATTCTTGACATTACATTGAAATTTTAGTATAATTATGATTCTCTACAACTGGCCCAAAATCTTTACTCTTAGTAAGGGAAGCGCAAAACAGATGTATCTTATTATTAAGATGATTACTAATAATGAGATACCACAAAATAAGCGTGATCCCTTATACAGGTATATGGACGTAGATTTTTCTGGAATTAGCTTTTTAGTTCATCCAGAGGTCTTAGTCTATAATAGTTATGCGTACAGTTATAGAGACATAGGAGTATATCTAGCCCTAGCTTCTGCAAGAAATCTTATGGATTTTAAATTAACGGGTGACACACGTTTAGCTCTGGAACACTGCCCTGTGGAAGGAGTAACCGATTACTTAATAGAAAATAGACTACTTTATATAAAAGATGATTATATTCATTTTATCTATGAGGAAGTTACAAAGGAGAATACACACTAATGGCTATTGGATTTAACAAAACTAAAGGCGCTGCCAAAAAAGGAAATATTGTATCGTATGCTTATCGCGACGGTGATAACGACGTTCGTCTCGTAGGAGATGTTCTTGCTCGATACGTTTATTGGATTCCTGGAGAAAACAATAAGGATATTCCTTTTGAGTGCCTGTCTTTTGATAGAAACGAAGAGAAGTTTAACAATTTGGAAAAGGACTGGGTACGAGAATATCATCCAGACCTTAAGTGCACTTGGAGCTACGCTATGCAGTGCTTAGATAAGGGTGAATTAAAAGTCATCAATCTAAAGAAAAAGCTTTTTGAGCAAATTCTTACTGCTGCGGAAGATTTAGGCGATCCCACAGATCCACAAGACGGCTGGGATATTAAATTTAAGAGAGCAAAGACTGGCCCTCTTCCTTACAATGTTGAATATCAACTCCAAGTTTTGAAGTGCAAGCCCAGAAGTTTATCTGAAGCAGAAATGACTGCTATTGAATCTCTGAAGTCTATGGATGATGTTATGCCTCGTCCTACTACAGATGCTCAAAAAGAGCTTTTAGATCGTTTACGGTCTGGCGGATCAGATAAGACCTCTGATGATATTGATGAAACTATTGAAAAAGAATTTAACATCGCATGATTTTATTTACAGCCGATTGGCATTTAAAACTCGGGCAAAAAAATGTCCCAAAAGAGTGGTCTTTAAACCGATATCGGCTATTCTTTGATGAAGTTATATCGTTAGAAGCAGAGTGTAATATGCACATTATAGGGGGCGATCTTTTTGATCGCCTTCCTAATATGGAAGAGCTGGAACTTTATTTCTCTTTTATTAGAAGAGTAAGTATTCCTACTATTATATACGATGGCAATCACGAAGCTACTAAAAAGGGAAAGACTTTCTTTTCTCAACTTAAACAAGTAAGTAGAGATATCAACCCTTTAATTCATGTAGTAGACACTTCTTGGATGGATACAGATATAGGATTTAGTATCTTACCTTATCGTGAACTACATAGTAAGGGTAGTATAGAAGCTCTGGACTTTAGAAAGCCTGTGTTTACTCATGTTAGGGGAGAAATACCTCCTCATGTAAAGCCTGAGGTAGACCTTAGTCGATTTGAAGATTTTCCTGTAGTTTTTGCAGGAGATTTACATTCACATAGTAACACTCAAAAAAATATTGTATATCCAGGCAGTCCTATGACTACTTCTTTTCATAGAACAAAAGTAGAGACTGGCTATATATTAATTAATGAATCTGATTGGTCTTGGCTATGGTGCCCTTTTAAGCTGCCCCAACTTATAAGAAAAACTGTATCATCTACAGAAGAGATGGTACCTACCGAATTTGACCACACAATCTATGAGATTGAGGGAGATTTAAAGCAGCTCGCTAATGTTAAGAACACAGAGTTATTGGATAAGAAAGTTATAAAAAGAGCCTCAGAAGCTACCTTAATTATGGATAAGGAAATGTCCATACAAGAAGAAATAAAGGAATATTTACTTTATATACTAGAATTGGATGATTCTACTATATCTAGTATTATAGATACATTTAACGAATACTCAGGTACCTCATTATGATTACTCTGGAAACTCTTTACTGGAATAACTGTTTTAGTTATGGTCCAGATAACTTTTTAGATTTAACCACTGACTTAGTTACTCAAATAGTAGGTACAAATGGTACAGGTAAATCCTCTATACCCCTAATTATAGAAGAAGCTTTATACAACAAAAACTCAAAAGGTATAAAGAAGGCAGATATTCCTAATAGGTTTATAGGGGAGGGTTATGACATAACTCTTACGCTATCAAAAGATGAAGACAAGTATGTTATAATTATTAATAGGAAAAGCGGAGTAAAGGCAACTTTATTAAAAAACGACGAAGATATAAGTAGTCATACTGCTACAGAAACTTTTAAGACTATACAAGAAATAATTGGTGTAGATTTTAAGACGTTTTCTCAGCTAGTGTACCAAAGTACTACCGCTAGCTTGCAGTTTCTAACAGCAACGGATACAAATAGAAAAAAGTTTCTTATTGATTTATTGCAGTTAGAAAATTATATTACACTCTTTGAGCTTTTTAAAGATAACAGTAAGGCTATTAGTACAGAAATTTCTTCTATCTCAGGTAAACTCAGCACTATTGAAAAGTGGTTAAAAAATAATAATCTCACAGATACTACCATACTTCCAATGTTGGATATAACAATTTCTACGGAATCTGATGAGAAAGCTTTCCACAAACTTAAGACAGAAATTGAAAATATTTCGGAAAAAAATAAAAAAATTTCTAGAAATAATAGTTATAAACAAGCTTTAAAAGGGTTACCTATAGAAGAAGCTCAAAAGATAGAAGGCACCGAGAAAAAATCTTACGATGATCAACAAAAAGAGCTTGGAGCTTTATCAGGGGCGGTAACGGGGTTAAAGAAATTTCTGGAAAAAGTAAACAATTTGGGAGATGCATGCCCAACTTGTGAGCAGAAAATACCTCCTGAGTTTAAAATGTCTCTGATTGAAGACACGGAGACAGAATTATCTGAGCTTCGAGTGAAAGGAAGAGCTTTACAAGAATTTATACAAGAAACTCGGTCAGTTAATGCTAAAATTGACTACCGAAATAAGATAGAAAGGGAATGGAAAGATTTATATAATTCAATAGATCAGACACTTCCTGCTAACATTTTGGACGAGAAATTTCTAACAAGAAACTTAAAAGAAGTTTCACAGAGAATTTCTGAAGCAAAGTCTGAGATTAAAAAAATTGAAAAAGAGAACGCAAAACGATTAGAGAACAATACTAGAATTAAAGTAATACAAGAGCAAAAAGACTTATATTTGGTAGAACTAGAAGAGCTAGAAAGTTCTTTGAAAGATTTGGAAGTTACTCTTTCTAATTTGGAAGTTTTGAAAAAGACTTTCAGTACTAACGGCTTAGTTGCTTATAAGATTGAAAATCTTGTAAAAGAGTTAGAGGATATGGTAAACCATTACCTAGGAGAGCTTTCTGATGGTAGATTTACTCTTGAATTTGTAATACTAAATGATAAATTAAACGTAGAAATTACAGATTCAGGCAATGTCATAGACATTCTTGCGCTCTCTTCAGGAGAACTAGCAAGAGTAAATACTGCTACTTTATTAGCTATTCGTAAGTTAATGAGTAGTATATCTAAATCTAAGATTAATATACTTTTCTTAGATGAAGTAATTAACGTATTAGATGAAGTAGGCAGAGAAAAGCTCGTAGAGGTTCTTCTTAAAGAAGATCTGAATACTTATATAGTAAGTCATGGATGGTCTCATCCTCTTCTAAGCAAAATAGAAGTAACTAAAGACGAAAACATTTCTAAGCTAGAAATGTAAAGGCTATGAGGCAATATAATGAAGAAAAAAGAAATTTTAAGAAAAATAGTGATAGACGCTTTAAAGGATTCTTTTATAGGTAAAATTGAATACCACAAAGCCAATGTAGAAATTTATCTTAATAATCCCACAGGGATAGGAGAACATCCTGATATATTGGGCGCAATAGAAGACGAGTTAGAAAAAATTGCGGAGTACCAAGAAAAGTTAGATGTTTTAGAAAATAGTTTTTAATTATGGTAGATTCAAGAGCTAAAGGAGCTAGAGGGGAATATCTCGTAAGAGATTTATTACGAGAACATACAGGGTTACAATTTGAACGAGTTCCTTCAAGTGGCGCCTTAGACTATTTAAAAGGAGATTTATATGTTCCACATTACAAGAACTATTTTTGTATAGAAGTTAAAAATTATCAAGAGAGTCCTCTTTCTGACAAAATTTTTACTCAGAAAAGGACAAATAATCTTATAAAATGGTGGAAAAAGTTACAGGAGCAGGCAGAAGGAGGAAGTCAAAAACCTCTTCTATTTTTTAAATACAACAGAAGCCCCGTTTATGTCGTGACAGAAGTTGAGCCGCAGAATACAGAAGATTGGATGTATATAAAGTTTTTAAACTGTTATGTGCTACTAGGAGAACATTGGTTAATTACGGAGAATATCAGTTTTGGACATGAGTTTACATGAAATAGCCGAGTCAAAAGTGCCTTTAGTTAGTGATAAGGCTTGGTCTCATGATTATTACAGGCAAGTATACCAAAAAGTGTTGGGAGGCTTAAAAGACAGAGACTTTACGCTTCTAGAAATAGGCATATATCATGGATACTCTCTAGGGGTTTGGAGAGAGTATTTTAATAATGCAACAATTATAGGAGTGGAGATAGATCCGTATAATTTGTTTCCTTATAAACCCGAT